CAGCTGGTGTAGGCCAAGGCGGTGCTCCAACTTCCGGAATGCCAGGAATCTAACTTTCGGATAAATAACTACATATGTTTATCACTGAACTCTTTGACCCAATGCCCTACGGTTATGGAACCGAAAAGGAAGATAACTCCGGTGCATCTTTCCGAGCCTCACGAAAAACACGACTCACCCTTGCCCAGCTAAACAAATTACGGACTATGAATGACGTCAGAAAGTTTGAACAGGAAGGCAAGTTGGAAAAAGTGAAAACCCAGTATGCCGCACCTGCCGCCGACGCCGGTGGAATGCCCATGATGTAATAGTTTTGGAGCAAAATGACGTCAAAAACCCCCTTAACTGTGGGGTTTTTCATATTATATGTAAATATTAACATACAAAGTACTCAGTACATTTAAAAGGATCCTAAATTATGAACAAATTTGAACAGCTACATGAGCACATCCTCAATGGCGAACACGAAAAGGCATCCCGTCTTTTCCACAACATTGTTGTTGAAAAAAGCCGCGATATTTATGAAGGCCTGGTTGATAATGATCTTTCCCGCGAACCAGTTGACAATCTAGTCGATGAAATCGAAGGCGAAGAACAAGGTATGCAGGAAGATGACGAATTTGATGGCGACGGTATCGTTGGTGCAGATGACGGTATGGGCGACGACATGGGCGATGACATGGGCGATGATGAGTTTGCCGATGACGACATGGGCGATGATGAGTTTGCCGATGATGATTTGGGTGGTGACGAATTTGGTGGCGAAGGCGAAGGCGCAATTGAAGATCGCGTTATGGATCTGGAAAGCGAACTTGATGCTCTTAAAGCAGAATTTGATGCATTACTAGGCGATGAGGCTGGTGAAGAAGGTTCGGATCTTGATTCCGACGACTTTGGCGGCGAAGAAGATATGGGCGACGACATGGGCGGCGATGAGTTCGGTGGCGAAGAAGATTTCGGCAGCGAAGATGACGGCGTTATTCGTGAATACGTAGAAAAAGTTACGTTGCCAAGCAATAAGTCTGAAGGTGGTGAAGTTGCCGCTGGTAAGTCTGCTCCAATTAACAAGCAGAGCATCGTTGCTAAGAAGAACGACATGGGTGGTTCCAATGCTAACATGATGAAGGGTAAAGCAGAAGCTGACCCGTCAGGAACAAGTCCAAAGCAAGCCAATAACTATGGTACCAAAGGTAAAGGTCAACTTCCAGGTGCTGGAAAGTTTGAAAATGTTCCTGGTGCTAAGACTAAAGGCTACACAGATAAGAAATCAGCAAAGACTGGTGAAGAAGGCGCTGTAAACGCAAAAACCACCCTTCCAAAGTAATAGGAAATTAAATGGCTTATTTGAGAGAATATCTATCGTATGACGCTGCCAAAGTAGTAATGGAATCCGGCGGCGTCGATGGTAAGGATCTTTATCTTAAAGGCATTTGCATTCAAGGCGGCGTTAAAAATGCCAACGAGCGTGTATATCCTGTTCAGGAAATATCGAGGGCGGTAGAGAGCATTATGGACCAAGCTAACAATGGTCAAAGTGTTTTGGGAGAAGTAGACCACCCTGATGATTTAAAAATTAATTTGGACCGCGTCAGCCACATGATTACAAAAATGTGGATGGAAGGTCCAAACGGATATGGTAAATTAAAAATTATCCCAACTCCCATGGGAAATCTAGTTAAAACGATGCTGGAAAGCGGAGTTAAACTGGGTGTTTCAAGTCGCGGTAGCGGTAACGTCAACGAAAGCACTGGCAATGTTAGTGAGTTTGAAATCGTTACAGTAGATATCGTGGCGCAACCAAGTGCCCCGGGTGCGTACCCAACAGCAGTGTACGAAGGTCTGTTAAATATGCGTCATGGCTACAAAGCGTTGGAAATGGCGGGAGACGTCAGTTCCGACAAAAAGGTACAAAGATATTTGAAAGAGCAAATTACTCGCTTTATCAAAGATCTTAAATTATAGGAGATTATCCATGTTTGAGGCAATCAAGCCATTATTGGATAGTGGTATTATTAACGAAGAAACACGCACAGCGATTTCCGAAGCTTGGGAAAAGCAACTGACCGAAGCCCGTGAGGAAGTTCGTGCAGAATTGCGTGAAGAATTCGCCCGCCGCTATTACCATGACAAGAATACGATGGTTGAGGCGCTGGACAAAATGGTAACTGAGTCTCTTACTGCTGAAATTAGTGAGTTCGCTGAAGAAAAGAAAGCCCTTGTTGAAGATCGTGTGAAATTTAAAAAGCACATGATGGAAAGCTCGGAAAAATTCAATGATTTTATGGTTAGCAAATTGGCCGCTGAAATCAAAGAACTACGCGAAGATCGCAAGCAATCCCAAGTAAGCATCGCCCGTCTAGAAAAATTCGTGGTTCAGGCCCTGGCCCGTGAAATCACAGAGTTCACCCAAGATAAGCGTGACGTAGTTGAAACAAAGGTTCGCCTAGTTTCAGCAGCTAAGGAAAAATTAGCTGAACTACGTGGCAAATTTGTGGCACGTTCTGCAGTATTAGTGAAAGAAGCAGTTACAAAGAGTCTTGCAGCTGAAATGACTCAACTTAAAGAAGACATCGCACTAGCTCGTGAGAGTATGTTCGGTCGTCGTATCTTTGAAGCATTTGCAAATGAATTCGCAGCAACTCACTTAAATGAGAATATGCAGATTCGTAAGTTGACCGGTGCAATCAACAAGAAAGACAAAGAATTAGTTGAAGCCCGTCGTGCAGTAGCAGAAAAGACAAAGTTGGTAGAGTCAAAGAATCAAGAAGTAAGAGTTATTCAGGAAAGCGCCACCCGTGATAAAACACTGGGCGATCTACTGAAGTCGTTAAACAAAGAGAAGGCAGCAATAATGCGTGACCTACTCGAGAATGTGCAGACTAACAAGTTACAGTCTGTATATGACAAATATCTACCAGCCGTTCTGAACAATATTCAGCCAAAAGCTGCTAACGCAGTTCTAGTTGAAGGGCGTAAAGAAGTGACCGGTGATAAAAGTGCTAAACTGGACGCCACTGTTAATGATAACATCATTGATATGAAGCGTTTAGCAGGGCTGAAGTAACTTAAGGAGAAATAAAATGACCCAACTATTAGAAGGCCGTTGGAATGAAACGAAAGATGCCCTGTTAGAAGGTTTGCAAGGATCACGTCGTTCTACTATGGCTGTTATTCTAGAAAATACCCGTAAGCATTTGACAGAAAATGCATCAACGGGAGCCACACAAGCAAGCAACGTAGCAACACTTAACCGTGTTATCCTACCAGTTATTCGTCGTGTTATGCCAACCGTTATCGCTAACGAGTTAGTTGGTGTGCAGCCGATGGTCGGTCCAGTTGCTCAGATTCACACATTGCGCGTTCGTTATGCTGACAATATGACTGATACAAGTTCATACGCAACCAGCACTACAGCAGGCGATGAAGCATTGAGCCCGTTTAAGATTGCAGTTGCTTATTCTGGTGATACAGCAAGCGGCAAAGCAACTTCAACAGCAGCACTTGAAGGTGTTCCAGGCAAGCGTATCAATGTGCAAATCTTGAAACAAACAGTTGAAGCTAAGACACGCAAATTGTCAGCTCGCTGGACGTTTGAAGCTGCACAAGATGCACAAAGCATGCACGGTCTAGATGTTGAAGCAGAAATTATGGCCGCACTTGCACAAGAAATCACAGTTGAAATTGACCAAGAAGTTTTGGGTAGCCTACGTGCCTTAGCTGGTACAGACTATGCTTACAATCAAGCTACAGTTTCAGGTACAGCAACATTCGTTGGTGATGAACATGCTGCTCTGGCAGTTATGATCAATCGCTCGGCGAACTTGATTGCACAACGTACACGTCGCGGTGCTGGTAACTGGTGTGTAGTTTCGCCAGCTGCTCTGACAGTTCTTCAGTCAGCAACCACCTCTGCATTTGCCCGTACGACAGAAGGCACGTTCGAAGCACCTACAAACACCAAGTTTGTTGGAACGCTGAACAGCGCAATGCGCGTCTATGTTGACAGCTATGCAAGCGATAGCACAAACGTTCTTATTGGTTACAAAGGTTCCAGTGAATCAGATGCAGCAGCATTCTACTGTCCTTATATCCCATTGATGAGCAGCGGTGTTGTTCTTGATCCTAACACGTTTGAACCAGTT